TATTGTTTATGTTTACAAGTATAGTATAACTGTTTATTAAAACTAAATCAAACTTTTTTAGCTACTCGGTATTTGTGATACTCAGCAACGTTTTCTTTTCCGCTAGAAAGCCATTCTAAGTTAGAAGGATGAAAATTTTTCTTGTTATGGTCTATATGATTGACCTGATAAGAAGAAGAAATCAAAAACCGTTTAACAGACTCTGGTGTATTTTCCCAATCTTTTTCAGAGATGTCTTTTGGCGCAGGCATCTCTAACAGAGATTCAGCTACAATTCTGTGAACACTAGAGTGGAGTTTTACACCGTAAACTGAAAATGTAACTTGAGGATATCCGCTGCTATTTGGCCTGATTGTTAGCCGGCCCGGCCAGCGATATTCACTTTTCGTGCTGTAAATGTTACCTTCAAAATCCACGTAGTACCTATTAAGAACCTTTCCGTTTCTTACGACAGGCACGATTTCTATTGGGGTTCCATTCCAAACATCAGTTTTGATGACCAAATTTTTCTTCAGATTAGCGATAGCCTTCACAGACAATTCCTCAATCGATTTACAAGTATAGTATACTGTATTTAATTAAAAATTAAAAGCTACCAGGAAGCTCGGTAGTAGAAGTCCCAGTTAGAGTACTCTGGCTTCAGACATTCGATAAGACGGTCGCGAGTGTACTCAATGTCTTGCCAGTACAAGTAATCGACTTGGGTTGAGCCGAAGAAGAATCCGCTAGCAGGCGGCAGCGTTTCTTCTACCTTGTTGAAGTCGCTAAGCACCGCATAGCAAGCATCAAGAAGTTCTTGCATCTTCGTACTAGAGAAGTAATACTCGCCGCAATCATCCCGACCATCCTGAATGTTCTCAACCATCCATCGGTGCACAGCATTTGCCTTGCGCCAGTAGGCGACTTCGACGTCGGCAGTTCTCACATTGCTACCAGCCGGAGCACCCAGTTTCTGAATCGCCTTAGAGATAGCAGTTCGCGCAGTTTGCACGGTTTCGTTGTTATCATGCTCAGAAAGATACCGGCGACCAGTCATGTACATATCAAGACCCATGTTATTATTCCTCAATAAGAGTAAGAAAGCAGGCGACGTCGTAAGCGTCGTTGAAGTTATAAAGAACAGCGTCGCCCATCCGACGCAGCTCTTCGGCTAGTAATTCTTTATCGCGGTCAAGACCGGGATTGTCCAGAAAGAATAAGTCAAGAGTGGTCTTGAACTGGAATCCTGCAATTTTGGCTTTGATAATCATAGTGTTCTCCTTAGAACATTGCGCCGCGAGCGTTGGCTTCCTCTTCCAGCTCGAAGTACTTCACCATCACCATGTGGACCAACCCGGCAGTCCACACGGCTTCCTGCGCGTCCATGCCACAGTCGAACTCGAAGTTGCCTTCGAACCAGTAATCAGCGACCTGCTCAACCGCTTGGGCCAAGCAGTAGCTGGCCACCGGCAGGTTGTACTCCTGGGCGGTGTACAGGCGGGTCATGTCAAGGATGTCGTTACGGTAGTTCATGGTCTTCTCCTTAAGCTCAACTATAGGTATAGTATACTTTTATATTATTTAAAAGTCAAGGACCAGTTCTGACGGGGTTAGCCCAGTTCGGCCAGTACGTAATACTTTTCTTTCACCTCGCGGATGAGCGAGTAGCTGATCTCGTCCTGGGCGTCCATAGCGTCGGCCTCACATTCGAAGTCATACACGTCACCGAACCAGTCCTGGATCACGTATCCCGCAGCCTGCACCAGGAACTCGTTGTCGGCGGGCAGATTGTACTCCTGGGCGGCCCAGCGAGCAGCCATATTCACGATGTCGTTGCGGTAGTTCATGATGTTCTCCTTAAGCTTCAACGTAAGAGACGATGATAGACACTGGGCAGGGCTGCGAGTATTGCATCTCGTCGCGCTCCGCGTAGGCTTCATCGAGGTCGTCGAACACGCCAACCGTCCAAGAGTAGCTGTCAGCATCAATCACAACAGAGTAGACTTTTTTCGTCATGTTATTCTCCTTTTACGCGAAGGTTATCAATCGCCATACCGATATCGCACGCAACATCGAATCCGCATTCGGTTTCATCATAGGTCATTGGGTCAAGGGTAACATCCTTACACAGATTCACCACTGCATTGAAGAACTTAACCAGTTCGTCTTCGCCTACAGGTGAAGGAAAGTGACCAAAAGCCTCTTTATAAGCATCAACAAAAAACTTGTTCATCGCAGTTCCTCTTTAGCTCAACTATAAGTATAGTATACTTTTATATTATTTAAAAGTCAAGGACTTCTTGAGCGATGTCGCGCTCGCGCAGCTCGACCTGGAGCATCGAGACGAGAGCCTCGAGAGCCACGGTCGGCACCAAGTCCGTGTGCGCCCCGAGGGCCAAGAAGGCGACCGAGAGATACTTCTCAGGGTTGCTGAATACGTCGTTCATCATTTCGTTGGACATCTTGGGGTTGAAGCCGACGCAGTCGTACGCGATGGTTTCCATGATCATCTCCTCAGTTACTATAGGTATAGTATACTTTTTTTATTATTTAAAAGTCAAGGACTTTCTTGCCCTTGCCCTTCCGAGAGTACTTGGTGCGGTCGCGAACGACTCGCTGCCGGTACTTCGGGGTGCGCAGGTCTTTCGCGACGATGTTCGGTTTGCTCATGATGCTCTCCTCTTACTCGGCCATCATGGCTTCGAGTTTATCGACCGCCTGCATGTGGGCGCAGATAGCCGTGATCAACACCTGCTCGCGCTTGCGCGCCTCAAGCGTGTTGATCCACAAGAGGCCAGCGAGTTCGTTCTGAAATGCGGCGATGATGCCCTTGAGCTGACGCACGCCTTCAAACAGGTAGTCGTTCATAGTATTCTCCTTGGTTTCACTCAACTATAGGTATAGGATACTTTTTTATTATTTAAAAGTCAAGCGATATTTTTAACAACGCAGCTACTTGGCGTACGGGTCAGGCTCGCCGTAAACTCGCCAGCCTTCGTTGCCATCCAAATCCCGAAACATAAAGTCAGGGCCGTAGCCGTCGCGCTGAAGAGCAGCAATCGTGCGCTTGGCGGTGCGCTTCGGCAGTAGGACGACGCAAGAACCTTGCGCGTACACCTCAGCCTTGATTTCTTTCAGATTCATCTCTTTTGCCTAGCTCAACTATAGGTATAGTATACTTTTTTAAATAAAAAAATAAAGGAGTTTCTTTTCTTGTAGAATCAATGACTTACCGTAAGCGGTTGATTTTTAAGGAGTTCTGTTTTACAGATTCTGAAGAAGCTGGCCCTTGGGTAAGCCAAAGAGGTTAGATCAGAGGGATTTTCTCTAAGCGACTGATTTATAAGGAAAAGGCCGGTTAAGTGACTCGACGAGCCTCTTACTAAGTCGTTGATTTATAAAGGGATATTCTTAGCGAATTTTGAAAGGTAGGTTTTGGATTTGCGGAAGTAACGACTGAGGATATTGTCGTTGTAGTAGGCGTCTGAGTCGAGAACGTTCCTTACGACCTGCTCTCTCAGTTCGTTGTAGTTGACGTCGCCTCGGGACTCGTGCAGCGATAGGATTTCTCTGCGGAAGTGTTCCTTGCCGATGGCTTCGATGTCGGCAAGAAGGTTCTTTGAGCTGCCGTAGTAATCAGCCCAGTTCGACTGCTTACGCACGACCTTGCGGTTCTTCTTGCCTTTTTGTTTTATGCGGTTGGTGGAATAAAAGTATTTACGCCCGATGTACTTCTTGTTCGTTTGGGTGTTGGTTATACAGTATACAAACCCAAAGAAGTCTTCAATGTGTTCTTCTTTAAATTCTTCGCCTTCCCACAACCAGTGAGAAGGCTCCACTTACTCTTCGTCGAAGAAGTCTAGTTCTTCGTAAGTTAGGTCGTCTTCTGACTCTAAGACCGCGTCTTCGCAAACTTCGCCGCAGAAAGGGCAGTAAACTTGCGGTTTATCTGAAAGCAACGAATACTCAGTTTCGCAAGATTCGCAAACTTTATTGTCCATACTCTTCTCCTATTAGCTTTAACACATCGTCATACGAGCAAATGTCTACGTTGGATTTTTCCAAAAACGCAACTCCGGCGTTGTCTCTATACGGGTATTTATATATCACTACGTTGATGTTCGATTGGTAGATAAGTTTAGCACAGTGTATACAAGGCGCGTGGGTTACAAACAGCACAGCTCCGGCAGAAGATTCCGTAGAAGACGACAGCTTTGTTATAGCGTTCGTTTCAGCATGTAGCACTTCGGCTTTGGTGTTGCCATACTCGTCTTCACAAACGTTGTCCCACCCTGCCGGCATGCCGTTGTATCCTATTGAAAGGATTCGGTCGTGTCTTATTACAATACAACCTACCTGTAATCTTTTGGCGTAAGATAGCTTTGCGGTGGACTCGGCTATCCCCATGTAATACTCGACGAACTTGAGTTCTTTCATAATAATTTATTTAATTCGGTGATAGCTCGCTGTAATGCTTGAATTTCAACGCCCATATCGTGAATGCCATGGGCATCTTTGTTTTCTAAAAACACTTTGGCCATGTCCCAGCAAACTTTTTCTCTGTCCCGCAGGGATTCTAGATTGGGCGAGATATTGTATTTTTTATGATACCGCTCAAACATCACTTACCGTCATCGTAGTCAATAATGTCGCAGTAGCCATCAAAATCATAACCGCAAGCTTTCAAGAACAAGGTGAAGTGTTCAAGCACTTGATTCACATCTTTATATGCTGGAATAAAGTACTCGACCGGATCTTCTTCTTGATTGCTCTTTATAACGAAACTTTTCATAGCGTCATTCCTTTAAAGGTGTTTTCATCAACGTCTTTATTCACTCCACCCACAAGATAGCTGGTTATTTCTGTTTCTTGTGGGGCGACCTGCACTTCAGAACCGCTAATCCATTTCTGCGTCCAAGGCAACGGATTTGTACCACCTTTGTACGGCGATTGAAGACCAATAGAAGTCATGCGCTTATTAGCAATCCATTCTACGTAATCACAAAGCAATTGTTCATTAAGGCCGATCATTGAACCGGTTCTGAACAAATACTTAGCCCATGCCTTTTCTTGATCAACAACTTGATTGAAGATTTGAATCACTTCTTTTTCTGATTCTGCTTTAATGTCCGCGTAGACAGGGTCATCTTTCGGCAATAGCTTGAGCATTTGCTGCGTTGAAGCTAAATGAATGTTCTCGTCGCGAGCGATAAACTTGATAATCTTAGCGTTGCCTTCCATTTTCTTTACTTCGGCGAACGCCCAAGAACAAGCAAAGCTAACGTAGAAACGAATACCTTCAAGCGCATTGATTGCATTGAGACAAAGCCATAGATTGCGAGGAGACTTCTCTTTGATCAGGGCGTCGTAATATCTACTGATGTCAGCAGCACAGTCTGTTATCTCAGGAATATCTAACATACCGTCGAACACTTCAGAAGGATTGCTGTAGATGTTGCGGATGATATGAGTGTACGAACGCGAATGAATAGTTTCAAAGTAAGACCACGTGGTAATCCAGGTCTCTAGTTCAGGTAATGAACAGATAGGCAAAAGAGCTTCAATAGGTGCGCGACCTTGAACAGAGTCCAACAAAATTTGACGTTTGAGGTTACTGGTAAAGATATGTTGCTCATGTCGCGTCAACGTCTTAAAGTCTTTTGCATCCCTTGTACATTCCACTTCAGTCGGTTGCCAAAAGAACCCATTTTGCTTTTCAGTCAGCTTCTCAAAGATGGGGTACTTCTGAACATCATAACGAGAAACGCCGAGACGCTTGTCAAAAAACATCGTTCTGTTTTCGTACGAGCTTGTGTTATGAAATACGGTCATGCGTTAACTCGCTCTTAGATTTTGCAACTATCGCAATCAGACGAATCTGGTTCGCTGATAGCTAACTCTTTTTCTTCTATTTCTCCAGCACCGTCCGCTGTGTTAAAGTAGTACAGCTGTTTCCCGCCATACTTGTAGAACATTAAGACATGCTTGAGCATTTCGCTTAAAGGAATCTTTTCGCCTTCGTAAAACTTTGGATTGTATGTTGTATTCACTGAAATACCTTGATCAATATATTTCTGCAACACTGCGCATATGTTCAAGTATCCAACAGGCGATTTAATCTCCCACAAGAGTTCATACTTATTCTTCAGTCTTCGAATGTTTGGAACAACTTGCTTAAGAATCCCGTCCTTAGACTGTTTAACGCTAATCAACGCTCTTGGCGGCTCAATACCATTTGTCGAGTTGCTGATCAAGGCAGAGGTCTCGGCAGGCATCAACGCCATTAGAGTCGAGTTCCTAATGCCATACTTCAATAAGTCTGCGCGCAGGCTTTCCCAGTCCATAGTATAAACAGGTTCTACTAATTCGTCAACCTCTTTTTTATAGGTGTCAATCGGTAGTACACCGTATGAGTAACGAACATTTTCTGGACAACCAAGAGCACCTTTTTCTTTAGCTAGATTCACGGAAGCCTTGATAAGATAATATGACCAAGCTTCAGCATACTTGTTCAACAACGCAAGATCTGGGTTGCTGTAAGTCATGTTGTTCATGGCCATCCAATAAGCAAGGTTGATAATTCCAACTCCTAGCGGCCGATACTTTCTTGTAGACGTCTCTGCTGCTTTCACTGGATACGTTTGATAGTCTAGCAGCGCATCCAACGCTCTTACAGCCAACTCACAAGGCGCAGCAAAGTCTTCTGGGGATTTGATCTTACCCCAATTGATAGCAGATAGCGTACACAGCGCGATTTCACCTTCTTCGTCGTTTACATCATTTAAAGGTTTGGTCGGGAGGTCAATTTCACAGCATAGATTGCTTTGACGAATTGGTGCTTTTTCTTTTACGAAAGAACTATGGTCGTTGGCATGATCCACATTCATTAGATAGATACGGCCAGTGTCTTTACGTTCCTGCATAAACATAGAAAACAAGTCTATCGCTTTGATAACTTTTTTTCGAATGTCTAGGTTGTACTCCGCTTTCTCATACAGTTCTCTAAACTTATCAACATCGTTGAAGAACGCTTCGTAAAGGCCAGGAACGTCGTTTGGAGAAAACAACGTGATGTTTTCATTTTTGATCAATCGTTCATACATTACTTTGTTGAACTGGACGCCATAGTCCATATGTCTTGCACGATTATCTTCAGTTCCTTTGTTATTCTTTAGAACCAAAAGATCTTCGATTTCGAGGTGCCAAACAGGGTAGTAAAGAGTCGCTGCGCCGCCCCGAACACCACCTTGGGAACAGGACTTAACAGCAGACTGAAAATGTTTATAAAAAGGTACAACTCCAGTATGAGAAGCGTCACCGTTACGAATAGCACTGCCAGCAGCCCGAATACGACCGCCCCCAATGCCGATGCCAGCCTTTTGGCTAACGTATTTAACAATAGAAGAAGCTGTTGCGTTAATTGAATCAATGGAGTCCTCCGTTTCTATTAAAACGCAGGACGAGAACTGTCTTTGTGGCGTTCTCACTCCTGCCATGATGGGCGTTGGCAATGACACAGAAAATAATGATATTGCATCGTAGTAGTCTTTCACCCACTGAAGTCTAGTTTTTTCCCCCCAAGCAGGGTATTCTGCAAACAACGTCATTGCGATTAGCATGTAAGCAATCTGAGGAGTCTCGTACAACTCTCCAGTCACTCGGTTCTTAACGAGGTACTTGCCACGGAACTGCTCCATAGCCGCGTAGGTCATCATAAAGTCTCGTTCATGATCAATATGAGAGTTGAGTTCATCCCATTCGTCCGCTGTGTACTGTCGACCTAACTCTTGATCATAATAGCCTTTTGCTAGAATCGTAAGATAATGATCCATCAAATGGCTCGGGGTGTAGCTGTTGTATACTTGCTTACGAATATGGTAGCTGACCAAACGTCCGGCCACATACTGATAGTTTGGCGTTTCTTCTGAAATCAAGTCCGCCGCAGCTTTTATGATCGTTTCTTGAATGTTTGTAGTCTTGATGTTGTCGTAGAATTGAATGTGAGACTTCAATGCAATTTCTGAAACAGAAACGCCACTTATCTCTTCGCAAGCCCAAGAGATAACCTTATGGAATTTCTCTAGGCTCAGGGGTTCTTTTGAGCCGTCTCGTTTTGTTACTTTTATAGGCATGTTATTCTTTCTTTTTAATTGTAAAAGACCCGTTTTCAGAAGGCTCCCAAATCAATGTGTCGCCTTCCTTCCAACCTAAGTCAGTTAGGAGTTCTAGCGGAAACTGTAAAAGAAGCTCATCAGAGTCTTCCACAACCTCGGCGGTGTATACTTTACGCATCAAAAGCTTCCGATACAGCTGGAAAATTGTTACAGATGATATTCCAGCAATCTGTTGCGATTTCCATGTGTTCTTTTTGTGTTCCGTTTTTCATTCTAAGTTCACAGTAATGAATCCAGGAACGAAGAGAACCGGCCATGTATAACTTAGTTTCAGTCAACCCTTCCGGCAAAAACACTCGAGCTTGTTCTTTGGCTATCCCGCTGTCCAGCGCCCACTTGTACGCTGCCTTTGCTATGTCGCAAACTTCGGCCTGCTTTTTAGCAAACTCTTCATGTAATTCGGCGTCATCAACTTCAATTGAATTTTGACGGTTTGCAGTGTCTTGAAGTCGGGCTTCTCGGTCAGTATAAAACGTGTCGCCAACAGCAGCATAACGCTGGCTAAACTCTTGAAAGCTAAAAGAACGATGTCGTAAAATCTGACGAGAGATGTCCCTAG